AATAATGGAAGGCGGGCATAGCCTGCACGATCAACCAGTATTACGCAAACAAAAACAAAACGAATCCTACCTATCGTATCTCGGCTCTGTATTAGCCGAAGCCCTCAAAAGAAAATAATCACTCAGCATGAGTCGGTATATTAAATATTGACTCTTGCTATCTAATCTGTATACAATAAATTACTAAGGAGAATATGTATGAGCAAAGCATATGGTGCCCCTGAACAGGCAAAAATCAAGCAAATTATCGCCGAAGGCGTGACGGTAATGCAAGAAATTGAAGATCTAAACGCAGGGCTTAACGATACTATCAAGGCAGTTGCTGAAGAACTAGACGTTAAACCGTCTGTGATTAAACGAGCTATTAAGATTGCGTTGAAAGACAGATGGGATCAAGTGTTTAGAGAATTCGATGATCTCGAAACAATTGTTGATATCAGCGGCCACGCTAACCGTAAGGACGACGAGTGAGTTTACATTATAAATTAAGAGGTGTAATAAACTGGATGGCTAGAGATTATCGAGCTAATCCAGTAAGATTTGTTGCCGAAGTGTTTGCATGGGCACTGTCAATCGGTTGCGCACTAACAATGGCAATAACAGTGCCCGCACCGCCCCTTCTTACCATCTATCCACTATGGATGTTTGGATGCCTTATATGGATGTGGGCTGCTTTTACAAGAGGTAGTACCGGTCTTCTAGCAAATTATTCAATTTTGTTTATTATCGATTGCGTTGGGTTAGTTAGACTAATTCTTGCTTAAGGTTCTGTTGGCCATAAACAACACTTTTGATGGTAGGTAAGCCATAAATTACCAGAAAGGCTTTAATGAGTTACGTAGATGCAATTTGGTTAAGAGATGACGATATTATACGGGTTGTAGAAAGAAACACCGATCAAAAACGCGTATACCAAGATATACCTGCAAGGTATATGTTCTATTATCCAGACCCGAAAGGGAAATATAAAAGCATTTTTGGCGACAATCTTACAAAGGTTAGTTGCCGAAGCTGGAAAGAATTTTCAAAAGAACAACGAATTCATTCTGGCAAAAAACTCTTCGAAAGCGATATTAATCCGGTGTTCCGAGCGCTCGAAGAGTGTTACCTTGGAAAAGACGCGCCTAAGCTAAATGTAGCATTTTTTGACATCGAAGTTGACTTCGATCCAGAACGCGGATACGCATCACCAGAAGATGCGTTTATGCCAATTACTTCAATCGCGGTGCATATGCAATGGCTAGATACTCTAGTGTGTCTAGCAGTTCCGCCGAAAACACTCACAATGGAGCAGGCCCAAGAAGAAATCAAAGAGTTCCCTAACACTATTCTCTTTGAAACAGAGTACGAAATGTTAGATACATTTTTGACTCTTATCGAAGATGCCGATGTATTAAGCGGTTGGAACAGCGAAGGTTTCGATATCCCGTATACTGTTAATCGCGTTACAAAAACTCTAAGTAAAGATGACACTCGGCGGTTTTGCCTGTGGAATCAGCTTCCGAAAAAGAGAGAATATGAAAAGTACGGAAAAACAGCAATTACATACGACTTCGTCGGTCGTGTGCATATGGACAGCTTAGAACTGTATCGAAAATACACATACGAAGAACGGCATAGTTATTCGTTAGATGCTATTGCATTTTACGAGCTCGGTGAAAGAAAGACTCAATACGAAGGCACGCTGGATCAGCTTTACAATCGAGATTTTAAAAAGTTCATCGAATACAACCGTCAAGATACAGCACTGTTGGATCGACTAGATAAGAAGCTGAAGTTCTTAGATCTTGCAAATACACTTGCCCACGAGAATACTGTTCTTCTTCCGACTATTATGGGAGCTGTTGCTGTTACAGAGCAGGCTATTATTAACGAAGCGCATAGCCACGGTTTAATTGTTCCAAGTCGACAACGAAAAGGCGAACAAGGAGATACGCAGGCCGCGGGTGCATACGTTGCATATCCAAAGAAAGGGCTGCACGATTGGATCGGGTCAATGGACATTAACTCACTGTATCCTTCTGCAATTCGCGCGTTGAACATGGGACCAGAAACTATTGTCGGGCAGCTCAGACCTGAATACACAAAAGCTGAAATTGAAGCAAAAATGGCCAAAGGGTCAAGTTTTGCAGGTGCATGGGAAGGTAAATTTGGGTCAAACGAATACGAATTTGTTATGGCAAAAGATCGTACCCACGACATTATTGTTGACTGGGAGAATGGTCAAACTGACGTAATGTCGGGCGCTCAGATTTATGAAATGTTATTTGAGAGTAACCAGCCATGGACCATTAGTGCCAACGGTACAATCTTTACATACGAAAAAGAAGGAATTATACCTGGTCTGCTAAAGCGATGGTATTCAGAACGTAAAGAAATGCAGGCCAAGTTAAAAGCAGCAATTGATGCCGGAAATGCAATTGAAGAAGAATACTGGGATAAGCGACAGTTGGTTAAAAAGATTAACCTAAACTCATTATACGGTGCAATTCTTAACGCAGGTTGCAGATTCTTTGATAACAGAATTGGACAATCAACTACTCTCACCGGTCGACAAATTGCAAAGCACATGGCCGCAAAGGTTAACGAACTTATAACCGGAGAGTACGATCACGTTGGTAAAAGTATTATTTACGGCGATACTGACTCTGCATATTTTAGTGCGTATCCTATCTTAAAGAATGACATCAGTAAAGGTCTTATTCAATGGGATAAAGATACTGTAATCCAGCTATACGATAGCATTTCCGAAGAAGTGAACAGCACGTTCCCTCAAATGATGCTAGATAAATTCCATTGTCCGAAAAGTCGTGGATCGGTTATTAAAGCTGGACGAGAAATTGTAGCATCTAAAGGCCTTTTTATTACCAAAAAACGGTATGCGGTACTTTATTACGACAAAGACGGAAAGCGTCAAGATGTTAACGGCAAAGACGGAAAGATCAAGGCAATGGGGCTTGATCTAAAACGTAGCGATACCCCTGAATATATGCAGAACTTTTTAAGCGATGTTCTAAATAAAGTCCTGCACGGGGCAGCCGAAGACGAAATCCTCGGAATGATTAAAGAATTTCGAACTTTATTTAAGGCACGACCGGGCTGGGAAAAAGGTTCTCCAAAGAGAGCTAACAACATTACAGAGTATCAAAACAAGGAAGAAAAGTCCGGCAAGACGACTATGCCAGGGCACGTTCGCGCAAGCATTAATTGGAACACGCTGCGACGCATGAACGGGGACAAGTATAGCCAACCGATTGTTGACGGCATGAAAGTAATCGTATGCAAGCTAAAAGAAAACCCTATTGGGTTTACGTCAGTTGCATACCCTGTCGACGAACTTCGATTGCCTAAGTGGTTTCAAGAATTACCGTTCGACCACAGTGAAATGGAGTCCGTAATTATCAACAATAAACTTGAGAACCTAATCGGAGTCCTTGACTGGGATCTGATGTCTACAACCGAAGACAACACGTTCAACAATCTTTTCAGTTTTGATTAAAAAGTTCTTGACTAAACAACAAAATCTAAATAAAATATACACTATAACAAGGAAAATACTATGAAAGAAATCTTACAAGACATCGTTTATCACACCCATAACCTAGGCTTTTTAAACATTGTAAAAGTTACTGGAACTGATGAGTCTACCAAAATCGACTCTATGGCCGATGACAGAACGGTGATTATGTACGCCGAAACCGCTACCCCGTACCCAGAACTTAAAGGCGTGTTCGGCATGCCGCAACTTAACAAGTTGAAGTATCTTGTTGACGGCTCGGAGTACAGAGCGGGCGCTAAGATTGAACTCATTACCGCAAGTCGTAATGGCGAAGAAGTACCCACTGGCATTCACTTCGAAAATGCAGACGGCGATTTTAAAAATGACTATCGGTTTATGAATACCGAAATCATCAATGATAAGTTAAAGACCGTAAAGTTCCGCGGAGTTAACTGGGACGTCGAAGTTGAACCTAGCATTCAAGCAATTCAACGATTCCAATTCCAAGCAGGTGCAAACACCGAACACACTACCTTTATCGCTAAGACCGAAGACAACGCACTGAAGTTTATTTTCGGGGATCAAGCATCTCATGGTGGTGAGTTTGTATTCGCTGCTAATGTAACCGGTAACTTATCTAAGCGGTTCTCGTGGCCTGTGAGCGCAATTCTAAGCATTCTAAAGATTGCAGATGGCAATAACTCTAAGCTTAGCATTTCTGACAGCGGTGCGCTTATGATCACGCTCGATAGCGGCCTTGCTGTTTACAAATATATTATTCCAGCACAAGCATAATGATCACATGCAACAGCATGTCTCCTGAATTAGTTGTGTATTCGTCTAACAACGCGATCGGTATCGGATTAACGCCGGAGGTATCTGCAATCTTGTCATGGGCAAGACAAAAAATGCATGAAGAAGCTAACATGCGTAACTTAGCGAATTCTAATGCTGCCGTACAGGCAGCATTAGACAACTTCAATAAAGCAAAAGAGCACCTAAAAATAACAATAATACTAGCAAACAATGAAAAAAACACCAGTTAACTTGACCCCAGGACAACGAGACTATGCTGTGTATCTTCCGGCCATTAGTTCGTTTTACGG